GGTTTAACACCTTCTAACTCTTGGTATTTTTTTTCTGCAACACCTTCTTTAAAAAACGGCTCTGGTAATTCTACATCTCTGTAAAAACCAGATGCAACCCTTTTTGCAATTGTGTTTTTAGTTACTCTTTGTACTTCTGAAATTCTTTCTGCTTCATACAGATCTGATGCATTGTAAGGCACGACTAAATCTTCAGCATGAATAAATTTTGCTTTACATCTTTGTACTGTTGGGTCGTAAAATATTTTTTTAAATGTAGATCCTGCAAGCGGTAAGAAGAATAACATTTGATCCATCTCAGGTGTATATTCTTCCATAACATCAGTAATCTGATAGTTCATGTAATCTTTAACTCTGTTTGCTTGTTTGATTGTGTCGGCTGTTTCTTTACCAACAACCTGACATCTGACAGGCCCGTCACTTGGTAATAATTCTTTAAATGCTTGTGCTTGAAACTGCGTTGCAGCTTCGGCTAATATAGGATGTGTTACACCAGAAGCTCCTGCAAATGGTCTTGTCACCTCTTGATATTTAAATCCTAATAAATCTAAACCTTTAGTATAAGTTTCAATATATGATTTTCTAGCTAATGAATCCTCTTTAAAGTCTGCTAATAGTTTAACACCCAGTTCCTTAAGTTCACCTTCGTCCATGAACTCAGCAAGATTAGCATAAAAGTTTTCTTGAGGTGCTTCAGGTGGTTGATCACCTACAAGAGCATTACCCTCTTCATCTTCTATAACATCTATGTTTTCATTGACAGTTAAGTCTTCAGGACTCTGAATCTCAAGATCTTCTTGTTCCTGGACTTCAACTAGGTCTTCTCTAGACATTAGTTACCTTTCTTAAATGCTTTACCTATACCACGAATTGCAATACCGATTCCACGTTTATCTCTGATTGGTTTTGGTTTAAGAACTTTACCTTTGAATGTAGGCTTAGGTCTGATGACTCCACCTGCTCTAAATTTTGTCATCTTTAATAATTCTTTAATACCCTTCAGTGCTCTTCCTTTTGTATTTATAAATTTATCTAATTCTTTTTGTTTGTATAATGCATCAATATCTTTTTCAGTTAATCTATCTTTATTTTTTATTTTATTCTTAAGTCTGTCTACAAATCTCTGCATTTTCATTGGGTTAGCCATTTGTCCTCCTTTTTTTACACCAGTCACACCCTTAAACACTTTACGCATTTGAGGGACCTGCCTTGCTACTCTGGCTCTTGCCATTGGATTAGCTTTCTTAGGTTTTTTAGCTGCTTGTATGTGTTGTCTAGGTGTAATTCTCATAATTAAAATATAGGTGCAAAATACTCTCTTTTTGGCTCGATTGCAACCAAACCTCCTGTTTTGTAAGATCTCATCTTTTTCTTTCTTAAAATTTTTGCAGCATTGTCAGGTATTTCTAAGGTAAATCCAGTAAAAGCCTCATCAACTTGTAAAGTTGCATCGTCTAGAATATCTGCCTGCAACATGTCAGATGAAGATCTTCTAGCATTAGCTTTTTGTAAAACATAGTCTCTATTCTGTTTTGATTTGAATTGAGCAACAATAGAACCGTTAGGAGCTCTTAACAAATATTTACCACTTGTAGGTAGAGGTGTGTTATAAATTTTTTGAGTACCTAGTTTAAAGTCAATACCATAATCTTGTTTTAATTCTTTTGCTATTTGTTTTAAAGTTGCAGGGTAGATCGCTAGAGCCTGTCCCTTTTTCTTTTTGCCTGGCCTAGGTAAAGCTTTAGTTTCAAGTCCTTTAACTTTCGATCCTTTATTATCACCGTAGTAAAGATAATGACCAGTATCTTTTGAATGATGCGTACCCTTACCAACAGGAACAATTGTAACTCCTTTTTTACCAGTCATAACTGCATCATTAATTGCAGACTTTAAAGCTAATTTGTAATATGATTTAATAAACGGAAAAAAATCTGCTTGTCCTTGTTCGATAACTCTTGCAACTTTTTTCATATCATCATCACTTATTAATTCTGATCTTTGAAAATATTTTTTTAACATTCTTTGTTCTTGATCAATGTCAGTGAGTTGTTTTAATTCACGATCAGTTAATGATCTTTGTTTTTGAATATTTAATAAAGGTTGCTGGTCATTAACTAATGTTAATAATCTTTTTTTAATTATAGCTTCTACAAAATTTTTAGCATAAGGATTTTCAACTGCCTCTCTTAAAGCTTTTTTACCTGAATCATAAAAAGGTTGTATAGTATCAGATTGTATCTCTTCAATAGAAATAACAGGATCACCATTTTGTTTGTAACGAGTCTTAGCTCTATAGTGCACGATTGGATTAGCGTCAGGAAAGTGACTACTAAAAACTTTTTTACCCTCTCTGTTAAGAGGTATAGTCTCATCTAAACTAATCACAGTTTCATAATAATTATCACCACCTTCTGTAGAAACACTCGAGTGTTTTCCTGGTCCCTTAAAATCAGAAAACTTTTGTGGAGAAACATACTTTCTCATCTTTTCTATATTACCTAGATAAGCTCTAAGAATTTGTTGTGACCCAGGATCTAAAAGTGGTAACCTATCTCTTATTTGTGCGATTGTTTTTTGTGGAGCAAAATTTGATACATTACCTGCTAGACTAGTGTTATTTATTACCCTATCATACTTTTCTCTGTTACCATCAATTAATTGTCTTAAATCTCTTAAGTCTCTCCTTGCAGCTGTGTTAGTGGTATTGAAAATTAATTCATCAATATTACCCATTAAGTTAGCCGCCATAATATCTGTTGAAGCATATAAGTCATAAAAACCAGAATCTAATCTTGTTTCACCACCGTATCTAGATATTTTTAAACGTGAAGCTGGTGCGTCTCTTAACATTTTTAAAATATCTTGTTTTGTTATCACCGCACCTTTTAATTCTTTTGGTAAATTTTTTACAAGAGCTCCTCCTACAGGTTTAAAGTTTTCATCTACTTTTAAAATTCCTGCATCAAATAATTCTTCCTTACTTACTTTACCAGTTCGCATTAAATTTATTAATCTATTAGTCATTTGCTCAGGTGTCATACCCTTCATGTTTTCTTGTGCGATAACATCAAAAGCTCTTGACCCTTGAAAATCTTTCGTCAACGTAGAATAACCAGTTCTCACCGGTGTTGCTGATTCTCCAAAATTATATTTTTCTGTAATTTTTATTGGTACGTTTTGTTTGTTAATAGTTAAGTCAGATCTCTTTTGTGCTTGTTTATTACCTTTTACCTCGAACACACTTGGATCTATATCCTGAGGAGGCTGAGCACCTCTTACTGGTTCAGTTCTATATTTTTGTGTTAATCTTCTATAACCTTTACCAATTATATCTCTCATTAAAAAAGCAGCAGCTCCACCTATAACACCACCTCCTAACCAATAAGGTAATGTGCCTGCAGACATCAAAGGTACACCTATACCATGAACAATGGTCCCAGGAACATCTTTCTCCTGAACAGCTTTTTTTAAACCTTCTATTTCTTGATTTGTATATTCAACTGCACGAGCCTCACCGATGCCAGGTAACAGGTCCTTTGACATCTCATTTAAAAATTTTAAACTATCTGTACCAAAACCTTTAAGTGCAATTAATTCTCTATCCGTTAATTTTCTTTGGAAGATTGCTCCTGGCGGTGGTAGGTCGTTGAGCGTAACTTCTCTTGTTACAGTCTCCTTAAGATTAACCTCTGTTGGATCTAATGGTATCTCTGGTATTTGTGGTATCTGTTCTGCCATATTACCTCGAATAATCTCTCTTTGCTCTGTTTCTCAATAACGTCTGTACGTTTTGTCTAGCTTTTTTAATTATTTCAATAACTTCTTTTCTTGGGACTCCTTGCCTTCTAAGTATGTTACCCTTTTCTACAATCTTGTTTTGCATTTGTACTTTATCAAAACCTCCTGCTGCACCTTTCATGTAAAGTTCAGTTTGCTCTAGAAACTTCTTTTTTGTATAGGGCTTCTTTGGTGGAATCTTAGTCAAAATAGTACCTCGGTCTCTCCTGTTTTTCTTTTGGTTCGTCTGCTTCGTCAGAGAACAAACTTACAAAATTTCCTTTCCTATATCTTAACACAGCTTGGGTGGTGCTGTCGACATAGTCATCATGCTCACCAAATGGGAATGCAGCACATTCCTCAATAAGCTCCTCAGCAAATCTCTCACCCTCAGGATAAAACACCTGACCAGACTCAAATACTGGAGCACAAGCGTGAACTCTAGCGTGTTTATCTTTTCCTTTCACAGGTGTAAAGTCTATAACTGGTATGCCCATTCTCCTCATTTCTTGGATCAGTGGTTCTCCTGTAGCTTTCTTCTCCACGATCACCGTTTCTGGGTCCCAGTATTTATACTGATCAAAGGCCACCATCTTAAGTTCTGGAAAGTCATATCTACCTCGTAAAGCATCTAATAGTATGAGCGCAGGTTTATAATCTTCAAAAGGTGTGAACACACCCCATGTAGTAATTGCAGAATAATCTGCCGTTTCTTTTTTAGAAAAAGCAGTATCATACGATTGTATTACATGAGTGAGCTCCGGTAATCTGTCACCATCCCAAGGTTGCCACCACTCTCGTTTTAGGATCGCACCCTCCTCAGCTGTAGGGTTTTGCATATACTGTGCATTCCATTTAGATATTGGTAATGATGCTTTGGTCGACAGCAAAGCTTCTTTGCTCCAATACTCAGGCCATACAGGTTCGTCATTAGGTAAGATTGCAGGAAACTCAATCACTTCCCATTGGTCCGCACCTGGGTTCCGCTGTTCGCGTATGAGCTTACCTGTTAAATCATTTGATGCCCATCTAGTCAT